CAGCAGCACCATACGCCTGATGGCGGGCAGCACCGAGATTTCCAGCGGGAGCATTGGGTTTACCGGCGTGGTGACGTTCAGCGACCTATCGACCTGGCAGCAGGACAAGACCATCATCAACGGCGGCAACATTACCACGGGGCAGATACACAACAGCGATTATTCGACGGTGTACGACCTGGACAACGCGTGGATACGGATGGGCGCGTCGGACGGGAACCGGGTGTACATCGACAAGAGCGGGATCCAGTGGTACGGGGGCACCGCCACCAGCAGCGGGATGTCGCAGGGGGTGATCCAGAACGGGCTGAAAACCACGACGGAGGGCGACACCACCATTTTCTGCGCGGACACCCGCTACCAGAAATACGGATGGTGGCACGACAGCAGCTTTCAGGGCATCACGATCGAGCAGGTGGACAACAGCGTGGGGTGCAGCGGAAAACTGGAGGTGAACCAGGGCATCCAGTGCCGTTCCCTGAGCGCGTGGGACGCCAAGAACCGCATTGTGCGCACCGATTTTGGAAACCTGGCCATCAACGCGGTGGAAAGCCCGGAGCCGATGTTCTGCGATGCGGGCAGCGGCGAGTGTGATGAAACCGGCCTTTGTTACATCGCAACCGAACCGCGCTACCGCGAGACCGTGAGCGAAACGCAGGATTTGCGCTGGGCGCTGACCCCGACGGGCGCAAGCGCCGCGCTGTGGGCAGAAAAAACGGCCTTTGGCGCAATCGTTCACGGCCCGGCGGGACAGTGCTTTGACTGGGTGTGCTGGGGCGTACAGCGCGGCTTTGAGGGCGTGTACGCCGACGTGAGCGATGCCAAGTACCCGGAGGAGGAGAACCGGGGCGCGGCCCTGCTGGACGCGGCGGAAACAGAAGCGGCGGTGAGTTTGCCACTGACGATAGAAGAAGCGAGTTGAAAGGAGATTTGACCATGAACAAAATCACAGGCTTTAGCGTGCTGACGACCGGCGAGGGGGAGCGGGTGACGCTCTCTTACAGCGTGCTGGACGCAGACGGCAACATCGTGAGCACCAACAACCGCAAGAACTACGTTGTACTGGACGAGGACGTGCTGACGGCGATCGCCGCCATCCGCACCGACGCGGCGGCGCATTTGGAGGGCTGAGATGAAGAGCATTGACAAGCGCGTGCGGGAGCTGCGCAGGGCGGTGGAGGGCGTGCTGAACACCTACGGCCTGCCCCTGAGCATTGACGAACTGGTGCTGGAGGGCCTGCTGAGCACGGTGCGGGCGCAGATGGAACGGGACAGTGACCCGGAGGAGGCTGAAAATGGCAAACCGAAGCAAAGTTGACCAGATCGAACGGGAGCGCCCCGGCGCATACACCCGAAGCGACCGGGTGACAAGCGCTGAGGCGGAGCGCAAGAACTACCAGACCACGCGGCCCAGCGAATACACCAAAAGCCAGGCGGTGCTGGACGCTGAGGCGGCGCTGAAGGATTACCAGGCGCAGCGGCCCGGCGATTACACCAAGAGCCAGGCGGTGCTGGATGCCGAGGCGGCGATCAAAAATTACCAGGCACAGAGGCCCGGCGACTATGAGAGCCAGTACGGCGCGCAGATCGACAGCCTGCTGGAGCAGATACAGAACCGGAAGGCGTTTGCCTATGATTTTAACGCCGACCCCTTGTACCAGCAGTACAAGAACCAGTACACCAAGCTGGGCAGCGACGCGGCGGCCAACGCGGCGGCGGACGCGGCAGCCCTGACGGGCGGCTACGGCGGCAGCTACGCGGCCAGCGCTGCCGCACAGGCCAACCAGCAGTACCTGACGCAGCTGAACAATGTGATCCCCGATTTGTACCAGGCGGCCTATGAACGGTACCAGGGCGAGGGGAACGACCTGTACAACCAGCTGAGCGCTTTGCAAAACCAGGATGAGATGCAGTACGGGCGCTGGCAGGACCGGTACGCGAACTGGGCGGATTACCTGGACTACCTGACGAACCGCGCGGACAGCGAATACCAGGCCGAGTACGGGCGATACCAGGACAAGTACAGCAACTGGGCCGACTACCTGGATTACCTGACCGACCGCGCCGACACGGCGTACAGCCAGGACTACGGCGAATACAGCGACAACTACAACCGCTGGCAGGATTACCTGGACTACCTGACGGAGCGCGAGGACACCGCCTACAACCAGGATTACGGCGAGTACAGCGACAATTACACCCGCTGGCAGCAGATGCTGGACTACTATTACGGCGATTACCGCGACATGGTGAGCGACGAGCAGTGGCAGCAGGAGTTTGCGGAGAGCCAGAGGCAGTTTAACGAGCAGCTGGCGTTTGACAAGCAGCAGTACGCGGACAGCCTGGCGGCCAGCGCGGCGAGCGCGGGCGGCAGCGGGAGTTCTGCGGGCAGGAGCAGTTCGAGAAGCAGCAGGAGCAGCAAGAGCAGCAGCGACGATACCGTGCAGTATTGGATCAGCAAGATTGACCCGATGGCGGGCAGCGGACAGAGCTATGATTCCAGCACCCGCGCAGGCAAGGTTGGCATTGCCAACATGATAAACAACGGCTACAAGAAAGGGAACCTGACCAAAGCACAGGCAAAGTCGATTGCCGCGCACTACGGAATTTCGATCGATTAAAGGAGAAAGCAATGAGCGTACATTTGAACCTGCGGAACGGAAAAATCAGGACAGACGACAAGGAGGACATTGTACAGACAGCGGCCCCGGCGGCGCAGGAAACGGCGGCACAGACAAGCGCCGATTACGAGCGGCAGGTACGCCTGAACCTGAAAAAAGGAACCGTAAGCTACGGCGGAAAAAGCTACGGCCTGAGCCATGAGGGAACGAGCAATGCCGGAAGCCAGGCTTTGCAGGAGCGAATTGACGCGAGAAGCCGGGAGCAAAAGGCGCGCACGGGCAATATCTGGCAGGCACAGAGCCAGACGGCGAACCGGCAAAGCACGGAAGCCCGGCAGGAAGAAACCGCCAGGCAGAAGGTGATCACCATGTTGGCAGCGGGGGCCGCGGGGCTGGGGAGCCGGAGCACGGGCAGCGCGCGCGGCACGGCAAGCAGCTATTTGCAGGGCGGCGGCAGCACGGGCGGCAGCGCCTACGCCGCCGCCCTGAGCGCCCCGGCGGGCCGCACACAGCGGTATGTGAGCGGGCGGGAACAGCTGGGGCAGGACATTTTGAACCTGAACCGGCGGCAGGATGCCGAACAGGCGCTTGGCAGCCGCGTGATGAGCGACACGGCGCGCACCGACACGCTGGAACAGGCGGCGCGGGACACCGTGATCGATGCCATGGTGCGGCAGGCGCAGGCGGGCGGGCAGACGCAGGCGGACAAGGCCCGCGCTTTTGACCAGGTGAACGCCTGGCTGGACGAAAACCCGGAAGCCAAGACGCTGTGGGACGCCGAGCGCGGCGCGGGGCGCGGCAACCCGGCGGCACAGCGCGCGGCGCAGAGGATACGCGCCGGGATGAGCGAGGAGGAGGAGCGCGCCTACGAGCAGGCCGGGGAGCTGTACGACAGTTACGGCAGCGCGTGGAGCGCGGCGCACCGGCTGGGCAGCGACGTGAAGGGCCTGGCACAGCAGGCGGCGGGCAGCTGGGCGACGCTGGCGGAAAGCATTGCCCCCGCCACCCGCGACGAGGCAGCCAACAACAGCGCCGAGCGGCATGCGCTGGCCGAACTGCGACGCCTGACCGACGAGGGCAAAGTGTTTGAAACCGACGAGAACGGGCAGACCCGCACCAGCGACGAGTACGAGGCGGCGCTGGCGCGCTACAACGCGGCGAAGGAGGCCGGGCCGCAGGACAACCAGAAAACCGTTTTGACCGATGAGAACAGCGCCGGGATGCGGCTGTACCACGAGGGCGGCGAGAACCTGGCCAAAGCGCAGGCAGGCCTTGGCAGCGCGGCGCGGTTTGGAGCGGACACAGCCAACGCCATTGCAGGCAATTTGCCCAACATGGCACTGGCGCTGATCCCCGGCGTGGGGCCGGCGGTGAGCCTGGGCGCGCTGGGGGCGCAGGCGGCCGGCGGGCGCATGGCCGAGCTGTACGACGAGGACACCGGCGCGGACGAAGCGCTGTGGCGCGGCCTGGTGAGCGGCGGCATTGAGGTGGGCACCGAGGTTTTGCCGGTGGGCAGCTGGGTGGAGATTGTGAACCGCGGCGGCAAGGGCCTGGTGCGCAACCTGCTGCAGCAGATGGGCGAGGAAGGCACCGAGGAAGCCGTGGGGTATGTGGTGAACTACCTGGCCGACGTGGCCGCCAAAGACCCGAACGCCGAGTTCAGCTGGGCGGAGCTTGCGCAGAATGCCGGGATGGGGGCCATCAGCGGCGGGTTCTACGGTGCGGCAGGCACAGGGCTGAACCTTGCTTTGAACCGCGCCAACACCCGAATGGCGGAGAACCTGGCAGGCGGCGAGAACCAAGTGCAGCAGGCGAACACCCGCACGGCGCAGGCTGTGCGGGAGGCGGCGCTGACGCAGGCGCAGGATATGCAGCAGGCCGTCGCCGACCCGCTGGGAGCCGCCGCGCGGCTGGAGGAGGAAACCCGCCCCGGCAGCACGGCGGCAGAGGAAAAGTATGCCCCGCAGGCGGCCCAGAGCGCGCAGGAGAGCGCGCAAAACGCTGACGGGGAACTTGCCGCCCGGCAGGCGGAAAACGCCGCACAGGCCGCCGCTGACGCGCTGGCGCAGGAGAAAGCGGCACAGGACGCCGACACCCTGACCGGGGAGGAAGCGGCACAGCGCGCCGATGCGCAGGCGGTGAGCGAGGCGGCGCTTGCGCAGGCCGCCGCCGAGCGGTACGCGCAGGAAAGCGCGCCGCAGGCGGACACGGTGGCACTGGAGCGGGGCACGGTGCGCCGGGAAACCGTGGAAGGAATACAGGCGTTTGCCGACGCGGAGGAAAGCTATACCCCTTACATGAAAAAGGCGCTGGTGGAGCGGTACAAGGGGCAAAGCCCGGCGGTGTATGTGCAGGAGATGCACAGCATGTATAACGCCGGGCGCGAGGGCGTTTTGAGCTTTGAGCAGGCGAAAAGCGCCAGCGCAGCGCGCGCCGCCGTGGTGCAGGACGACGCGGCGCTGTACACCGCGTACAGCCTGGGGCGCAACGCCGCCAGCGCCCTGACGGTGCAGCAGCCTGCCGCCGCCGTGACGGAACCGGAGGTGCGCTATGACGGCGTGCCGGCCGGCAGCGCGCAGGTGCCGGATGCCGTTTTGCAGGGCGTGGCGGAAAAGTTTGGCATGAATGTGGACGTGGTACGCCAGCTGACCGCCGACAACGGCGGGGAGGTGAACGGGTACTGGGCCGCCGGTGCGGCAGCCCTGACCGTGGGCGAAAACAGCGCCAACGCCTACCAGACGGTGCAGCACGAGCTGACCCACTGGATGGAGGGCGAGAACCCGGAGGGCTGGGCCAGGCTGCGCGCGCGGACGATGGCGTTTGCGGCAAGCGAATACGGGCTGGGCGGCGTGCAGCAGCACATTGGCCGGTACGAGAGCAGCTACGGCGACAGGACGCAGGCGGCGGACGAGTATGCCCGCGACCTGTTTGCCGGCATTATGAGCAGCGAGGAGAACACCCGCGCGTTTGTGGAATATGTGAGCGAGGACAGCGAAACGACGCGGGAGGAGAAGCGCAGCGTTTTGCAGGCTTTGCGCGAGATGCTGGACAAGATCGTGGGCAGCATCCGCAGCCTTTTGCGCGGCGGCGACGCGACGCTGGGCGCCGCAGACGGGCGGCGGCTTGCCGAGCGCGCCGAGAACGCCGAGAAAGCGCGCGCCGTGTGCGACGAGGCCCTGGCCGAGCTGGAAACCGCGCGCCGGAACGCCCGCGCGCGCCTGGAGGCCGCCGGACAGGCGGACAGCGATACAAAAAACGCCCCCGCGGCAAGCGAGGGCGTGAAGCTGAGCAAAAACGAACAGAGCGGGAAGAAAGACTTCCGCGAGGACAAATATTACCGCCGACAGGTGGAGCAGTGGCAGAGCCTGAAACCCGGCAGCCGCGTGAAGGTGGGCACGGTGCAGGAGGGCAGCGCGCTGAACCAGGTGGGATTTGCGGCGGCGGACGTGTACTTTGACGCGAGCAAGCTGCAAAAGGAGCTGACGAACCACGGCGACCATTTGACGGCGGAGCTGGTGCAGAGAATACCGGAGCTGCTGAACGACCCGATTGCCATTACGCAGGCCATGACGCTGAAGAACACAGTGAACGTGTTTGGCGACCTGCAAACAGCAGACGGCACGCCGGTTCTGGTGGGTGTTATGGTGGCCAAAGATGTGGCCGGGCGAAACGCCGTAACAAAAATCCGCACGATCCACGCCCGCAGCGACTTTGCAAAGCTGATTACAGATGAAAGCATTTTGTATTTGAATGAAAACAAAAAGAAGACCAAAGAGTGGTTCCAAGTCCGCGGCAACCGCGTGCCTTTGGACGGAACCAGTTTTGGTCTTATTCGCAGTATACAGCTTGGGGACGCGGATGTCAAGTACAGTGAGAAGATCAGCGGCGCGGTGACACAGGAAGAACTGGAAAAAGCGCGGGCGGAGTACCGCGAAGCGGAACGCGCCCTGAAGGACAGCTGGGCGAGGAAAAAAGCGTGGCGGCAGCAGGACGAGGCCGAACATGGGCGGTTTTTGGCCCGCCTGATGCAGCACAAGCGCGCCGGGGACGCGGTGCAGTGGAAACAGAGCCAGGAATACCTGGAATACAAG